AGTAGCAGCATTTGCAACAATGGTTAATGGTACTGATAGAATAATTGATTTAACAGATGCTTTTGAAGATGCTAATGGTGCTGCACAAGAGATGGCAGATATAATGAAAGATACTCTGCAGGGAGATATTTTAGAGGCTAAATCTGCTTGGGAAGGATTAGAGATTGTTATTTTTACTGGAGGTAGTGCAATGACTAAAAACATAAGAAGGGCTGTTGATGTTTGGACTAAGTTGTTGATAAATTTTGCAGACAAACTAAAAACCACTAGCGAGTTAGCACAGGATGTTTTTGGAGACCAAATCAAGATTGCTAAAGGACAGAAAAAAGAACTAGATGAGTTAGCAGAAGCAAATCAAGATGAAAACATTTCTATAAGTCTTAGTAGGTCTATGGAAATAACAGCAAACGAATTAGAAAAACAAATAAAGCAACTTGAAAATACAGTTGACCCTAGAAGTTCTCTTGCTAAGTTTTGGGATAGCATTGCAGAGGAAAATATTTTTTATGATTTAAGAACTTCAGCAGGACAATTTCAGGATAGTTTACCTAAAACAATAGCAGCATCAAAAGAGGCACTTAAACAATTAAGGGAAGAACAAGAAATACAAGCAACGAAAGAGGAGGAGGCAGCAAAGAAAAAAGAAACTGATGATTTTGTTAAATCCCAGACCAAAATAGAAAATCA